CAGCGCTATGTTGATTTGGATGCAAAAACTTCAACACTAACAGAGACAACTGACCCAGATGCAGTTGCTCTAACAACCCCAACATCAGTAACCATTACTCTTAACGAGTACGGTAATGCTGTCCTAGTAACCCGTGCTCTTGAGTTATTCTCACTAGCAGACGTAGACCCAGCAATTGCAAACATCATTGCATACAACCTTGCTGATTCTATTGACCAGGTTGTTGGAACAACTCTAACTGGTGGAACTAACGTAATCTACAGCGGAAGCACCGCTACAAGCACTGCCACAATCTCTGCTGCTGCAACAATTGATTCAGCAGACATCCGTAAGGCTGTTGCTAAACTACGCGCTAATAAGGCCAAGGCTCGCCGTGGCTCTTACTACTGGTGCGGTATCCACCCAGAAGTTTCCCACGATTTGCGTGCAGAGTCTGGAAACCTAGGCTGGAACTTTGCTCACATCAACTCTGACCCAGCCGTTAATAACGTATGGGCTGGAGAAATTGGCGACTACGAAGGAGCATTCTTTGTTGAGTCTTCTCGTTTGCCTAACTCTAAGTCTGGTGCAGACCAGACTGCTCTAACTACTGCAGCAGCAGTAAGCGGAGTATCTGGAGCATTCACAATCGTAGCCGCTAATGGCGCCTTCGGTGGTCGTGCTGAGGTTGGAGATAAAATCTCTGGTACTAACGTAGGAACTGGTGCTAAGATTACAGCAATTTCTGTAGGTGCAACTAATACTACATTCACTGTAGATGTTGCTAACTCAGGTACTGTTGGAACTAATACTCTAACTGTAACTCCAGTAACACGTGTATTTGATACTGTCCTTTGCGGACAGCAAGCACTTGCTGAGGCTGTTGCAGAAGAGCCACACATTGTTATCGGAAACGTAACCGATAAGTTGATGCGCTTCCGCCCAATGGGTTGGTACGGCGTACTCGGCTTTGCACGTTATCGTGAAGAAGCACTGTATCGTATTGAATCAGGCTCCTCAATCGCTGCTCTCTAGTTGATTGACTCTGAGGGGTAGGCCTAGAAATCTACCCCTTCGGGGTGAGTTCATTAGGAGGACTTATGACTGAATATATTTTTACAACCCCTGTGGTTGAAGAAGGCCCAGCAGGTCAAGCCCGCCTATTCTACTTTTATAAACTTGACAGGGGTATTACAATAGTACTAAAGCCTACGGGTGGGTACGCACAGATTCGCTACCCAGTTGATGGTGACTTGTCAGCATATCCTGCAGTATATGCAGGTGGCTATAATCACACAGTAGATGATGCTACTAAAGCAGCACTAATTGCTGGCGGTGTAGGTGTCACAGAGGATAACTTTACAGCGATATGAAACATTGGGAACATCACCCTGAGCCAGTAGAAGGATGCTTTGGCTGTAAGGGTTTGAGTATACAGATGAACGCTGGAGATGCGGATAGTCGTAGAACTATTCCAAATAAAAAGTTCAATAAAGAATTGGATGCCTACAAAGAGGCTAGAGCCCAAGGCATTCAGCCTGCTGGAACTTCTATGAAGAAGATTCAGGAGGCAGTAAAGGCTAGTGACATACTGGGTAAACCTTATGACTCTAGCAAAATGGCACCAACAAAACATATAAACAAACAATCAGCAGCGGTAATGAAAGAACTAGGAGCATAATATGCCAATGGTAAATGGAAAAGAATTTTCATACGGTAAAAAAGGTATGGCTATGGCAAAGAAAGAAGCCAAGAAGTCAGGTAAGAAAATGGTTATGAAGGCTGGAGCCAAGAAGATGGCTATGAAGAAGATGGGCAAAAAGAAGTAATGAAAGCAAAAAAAGGAATGGGTTTCAAGGCAGCACAGAAATCAATAGCCAAGAAGCAAGGTGTGTCGATGGAGAGTGCTGGTGCAATCCTCGCATCTGGAGCCCGCAAAGCCTCACCAGCAGCCAAGAAGAAAAACCCCAACCTGAAGAAGGTTAAAGGCGTTATGAAGAAGGGTAAGAAGTAATTATGAATACAGGCAAACCTAGAAAAGCAGGCGGAATAGATAACCCTAACGCTAAGTCTCACGTCGCTGACCTTTATAGAAACACGAGGTCAATCAAATATAAACCAAATACTAAACTTGGTGGACGTCAGATGGACCCTACAAAAGTTAAAGGTTTTAAATATGGAGAGGGAACAGAGTAATGCCAACAAGAATAGGTAATTTATCTAACGCAAAACTTCCTAAATCAGAAATCCTTGAAGAAGATGATTTAAATCGTTTTATTCTTTCGGGCGCAAACGCTAAAGTTGCCGCAGAGTTGAAAAGACGAGGTGTCAAAGTTACGTCACTTCCATCTAAAAAATCTCTACGCACTAAAATGGTAGAATAAGGTAACCAACAATGTCGTCAGGACAATTGAAACCGCACTACGGTTTTAACTCTGTACAAATCAGAGATGGATATGTAGTGCGGTTAAACAAAAATGGAACAGTAAGAGCAGTACTAGGAAAGTATGGGGAATATGGCAAACAAGGCAGACCCAAGGCTTAAGAGGGCTGGCGTATCTGGTTTTAATAAACCTAAGCGCACCCCTGGACATCCAAAGAAGTCACACATTGTAGTGGCTAAGCAAGGTAGCCAAGTTAAGACTATTCGTTTCGGCGAACAAGGTGCTGAAACTGCAGGCAAACCTAAGGCTGGAGAGTCTGAAAGAATGAAGAACAAGCGTGCATCTTTCAAAGCACGCCATAGTAAGAACATTGCCAAAGGTAAACTAAGTGCTGCCTATTGGGCAGATAAGGTGAAATGGTGAAGAAGAAGGCAAAGCCTAAGACTAAATCTAAAGTCAATGAGGCTGGCAACTACACTAAGCCTGGTATGCGTAAAGCACTATTTAATAAAATTAAAGCAGGCTCTAAGGGTGGAGACCCAGGAGAATGGTCTGCTCGTAAAGCACAGTTGCTTGCTGTGCAATACAAGAAGGCAGGCGGAGGATACAAATAGTGGCACTGGCTAAATCACAGAAGTCTTTAAAGAGTTGGACTAAGCAGAAGTGGAAAACTTCTGATGGCAAACCTTCTAAAGGTAAGAAGAGATATCTACCTGAAGCAGCGTGGGCTAATCTAACTCCTGCTGAGAAGGCTGCTACTAATAGAGCAAAAGCCCAAGGTAATAAAAAGGGCAAACAATTTGTTAAACAACCAAAATCGATAGCAAAGAAAACGGCTGGGTATAGATAATGGCAACAGGTGTAGCAGGTAGTTCATTCACAAGCGAACTTAATCGCTTAGCAAATAGTGGGACATATCCAGCATTGAGTTCATATCTGACTGCTACTGCTGCTGCTAATGGGTACGCAGGGACAACAGGTGCAACACTCATTGGAGCACTTAATCTAGAGGCAGACGGTACCCGTCAACCTAATGACTTCAAGGCTTTGGGCGGTATATGTAATGAACTTGCTGGAACTACTAATCTTTCACCTATGGAAGCCTTAAGGAGTATTGACGTATGACAACACTTGCAGAAATGATTGATGAAGTTCTTATCAATCTTTCAGGCTATACCTATCAACAAGACAGAAGCACATACCTTACCACTGCAGTCACAACATTAACTTCTCCTAGTTCTTCGCCAACAATCTTGAGCCTCGGCTCCACCGATTCAGTAGGTAAAGGTGTCCTAGAGGTAGGCGAAGAGTTGATGTGGGTTGACTCATTTGACCGTATTGCTAACACAGCAACTGTTGCGCCCTATGGGCGTGGCTATCTAGGTACTACTGCCTCAACCGCTGCCGTAGATACCAAGGTAACAATCTCTCCTATATTTCCTAGGTATGTAATCAAGAAGGCTATCAACGATACTATCCGAGCAGTCGGAACTCAATTGATGGTTGTAAAGCAAACTACTTTTACCTTTAACGCAGCCCAGAATACTTATGACTTAAGTAACCTTAATATTGAATCTATCCTTACTGTTATGTGGCAAGACATTGGGCCATCTCAGGAATGGATTAGAGTCAATCGCTATGACTTTGACCCACTAGCCGAAACCCAGACTTGGGGTGAGGGCAGTCAAACAATTAGCATCTATGATTATATTACCTCTGGCCGTACAGTAAAAATTATGTACGTTACCCAACCTACAGCATTCACATCTAACAGCCAGACTTTTACAACTCAGACAGGATATCCCGAATCAGCAAGAGACGTAATAATTTTAGGTGCAGCGTATAGACTACTTGCTTATCTTGACCCAGCACGTGCGTCTCAGATTAGCCCACAGGCTGATGAGATTGACGCCAAGCGTCCGTTCGGTTCATCTAATAATGCTACTCGTCAACTCTTTGCTCTCTATCAGCAGAGACTAAGAGAAGAAATTTCTTCTTTCCAAGGTCAGTACCCTCCCCGCATTCGTTTTAACCGATAGGAACATAAATGCCAACACGTCAATACTCGTCTCGTAGCCAACAGTCAACACTGACCAGTGCTATAACCGCAGGTGCTGCTACTATGACAGTAGTATCAGGCACAGCCTTACTGGGTGGTCAGAGCATTCCATCAGGTAGAACTTTTACTTTAGTCATAGATGTAGATACTGCTCTTGAAGAAATTGTAGATGCTACGGCGGTATCTACCAATACATTTACAATCACTCGAGCCATTGATGGCTCTTCTGCACAGTCACACTCAGCAGGTGCAGTAGTAAGACATATGGCTATCGGTAGAGATTACCGTGATGCCAACCTACATACCCAGGCTTCTGCCTCTTACAATGATGGCGCAGGTAATGCCCAGTCAATGCACGGCATTGCATCTGGTGAAGGTGATGTAGTAGGTACAGCCAAGACACAGACTCTTACTAATAAGACTCTTACCAGCCCGACAATTTCTAACCCTACAATTACTGGAACATCTGGTGTTGAAACCAGCATTGTCTTTGAAGGCTCTACAGCAGATGCTTATGAGACTACCCTGACTGTAGTTGACCCTACTCAGGATAATACAATCACCCTACCTAATACCACAGGTACGGTAGTCATTGCTGATGCTACCCAGACCCTGACCAATAAGACCCTGACCAGCCCTACCATCTCTGGTAGCCCTGTTATTACTGGTCTATCTAGCGCAGGTATGGTTTCATCCTCTGCTACCCCTAAGGATTATGTAGATAGCATTCTAGGCTCAGCAACGGCTGCAGCCACTTCAGCAGCATCGGCTGCTACAAGTGCTGCTTCTGCTGCTACCAGTGCTACAAGTGCCTCTAATAGCGCCACAGCCTCGGCAACGAGTGCCTCAGCGGCAGCCACAAGTGCTACTAGCGCAGCCACTTCGGCTACTTCTGCAGCGGCTTCTGCCACAGCAGCGGCTACTAGTGCTACTAGTGCTGCAGCCAGTGAGTCAGCAGTCGCAGCCTCCGCTGCTGCTGCCGCAACTTCTGCTGCTTCGGCTAGCACCTCGGCATCTTCTGCTTTAACCTCGGCAAACTCAGCCAGTACTTCGGCTTCCTCGGCTTTAACTTCGGCTAATAGCGCTGCAACATCTGCCTCTACTATGGCAGCCAGCGTTGCTGCTGCTGCTACCTCTGCAGCCAGTGCTGCTACTAGCGCAACTGCTGCTGCATCTAGTGCTACTGCTGCTGCAACGTCAGCATCATCTGCTAGCACATCAGCCTCATCGGCTTTGACTTCTGCTAACTCTGCTAACGCTGATGCTATTACTGCTGCTGCTTCTGTAGCCTCTATCGCAGGATATGCAACTGATGCTGCTAACTCAGCATCTGCTGCTGCTACATCAGCCACATCTGCTGCAGCATCTGCTACGGCTGCAGCAACATCTGCAACCAGCGCAGCAACTAGTGCTACTTCAGCAGCCACATCAGCAACAAGTGCTGCTGCTTCTTATGATTCTTTTGATGATAGATACCTTGGTGCTAAGTCATCTCCACCTACGGTGGACAATGATGGAGACCCATTACTAACTGGTGCTCTTTACTGGAACACAGTTACTAATGAAATGTTTGTATGGAGTGGTAGCGCTTGGGGTGGTATCTCATCTACTGCTGCTATCTTCCGATTTAGGTTTACCGCAGCAGGCGGAGAAACATCTGAGTCAGGTGTAGACGACAACGGCAATACTCTTTCCTACCTAGTAGGCAAGGAGCAGGTATACCTAAATGGTGTATTGCTAGTTCGTGCTCAAGACTACACAGCAACTAACGGCACAAGCATTGACTCTTTAAGCCCTGCTCTAGCAGCCAGCGATGTGCTGGAGATTATTACCTTCACAGCCTTTGATGTTGCTACCGCAATACCTAATTCACTCTTTGATGCTAAAGGTGATTTGCTGGTGGCAACTTCAGCAGATACCCCTGGTAAATTAACAGTTGGCACTAACGGATATTATCTCAAGGCTGACTCAAGCACCGCAACAGGATTAGTCTGGGCTGCAGTACCAGAACCAGATTTAACTTCTGTTGAAATAATGTCTATAATGGGAGCATACTAATGACAAAAGCAAGAACGCTTGCGGATAATTTCGCAGCAGATATAAACGGGATTACCGCTGGTACTGGTATCACAGGTGGTGGTACATCAGGCACGGTAACAGTTACTAACTCAATGGCTACTGAGATAGATGCCAAAGGTGATTTAGTAGTTGGAACTGGTGCAGATACATTTGCTCGCCTAGCAGTTTCAGATAACGGCAGCACTCTTGTCGCGAATAGTGCCGCTGCAACTGGACTATCCTACAAAGAGGATTATGCGGCTGGTAAGAACAAGATTATCAATGGCGATTTTGCTATCAATCAAAGAGGGTTTACTAGCACCACTCAAAGCGCTGTTTACACTTTTGATAGATATCAAACATTCACTTCGGGAGGAACTGGTACTTATTCCGCACAAACTTTTACTCCTGGAACTGCTCCTGTTGCTGGATATGAAGCCAAAAATTATTTGAGAATAGTTACTACGGGTCAATCTGCCGCTTCTGATGGTACGCTTATTGACCAAAGAATAGAAGATGTAAGAACATTTGCTGGACAGACAATAACAGTTTCTTTTTGGGCTAAGGCTGCTTCGGGCACGCCTTCCATAGCAGTTGAACCTGCACAAAATTTTGGTGGTGGTGGCTCAACAGCCGTTAATGTTCAAGGTATTAAAAAAGCCATTACAGATTCTTGGGCAAGATATTCTTACACTTTTTCAATACCCAGCATTAGCGGAAAAACAATTGGCGATAACACCAATCGTTTAACAGTTAGATTTTGGGTTTCTGCGGGAACTGACTTTAACGCAAGATTAGATTCTCTCGGTATTCAATCTAATACTTTTGAACTTTGGGGTTTTCAAGTAGAAGCAGGCTCAGTAGCCACCGCCTTCCAAACTGCAACTGGCACACTTCAAGGCGAGTTAGCCGCTTGCCAGAGGTATTACTACTTATTGGGTAATGGCAATACAGCAGCGAATAGAAGCATATGTTCCGCTGCGGCTTATGCTTCCAACGATGCTTCTGGAGTCGTTCAATTCCCAGTCACAATGAGAACAACCCCAACTTTAACCGCATCTAGCGGCACGAATTATTATGGTTTTTTAAGAGATAGTGCAACAGATGGATTTAATAGTTTTACTTTAGGTTATGCTGATACTACTTCAGCAATAATCTATAACGCATCGCAAATCTCATCAACAGCAGGGCACGGCGGTGTTTTTATTACACAAAGTGCCTCCGCATCCGTAGCGTTTGGAGCAGAATTATGAGTATTACATACAATGAAGAAACACTTCCGTTCGGCAAGTCTATTTGGTATGAGCAAAATGGATATAGGATTTCATTTACAGATTCAGACCCTGCCAACTCAGACTATCAACGCTACCTGCGCTGGCTAGAAGACCCAGAGGCAGAAGAAAACGGCACAATCTCGTAGGATAGTTCACAAACAAACAAACAGAAAGGTACAGTAACTAATGGCTGTAGTAAGTAAAGTCCTTGCCCGAACAGCGGCGGCGACAGCAAGCACAACCCTATACACAACCCCAGCAGGCAGCACTGCTGTCGTGACTAACATCGTTATCTGCAATCCGACAACGGCTGCAGTAACAGCATCAATGACTATCAATAGCATTGACTTACTAGGTAGCGTATCTATCGCTGCCAACACTTCTGCCTTCTTTGATTTAAAGCAGGTAGTACCAGCAACACAGGTAATCGCTGGAAGTGCCTCATCTACATCGGTTGACTTCCACCTAAGCGGAGTGGAGATAGCGTAACTATGGGTATTTCAGTATTTCCTGCGCCTAGCGCAGCAAGTAAAACAAGATATGTAGAAACCCTTACTTCGGGTAGTTCTTGGACAGTTCCTACTGGTGTTACTTATGTTAATGTTACATTGACTGGTGGCGGCGGTGGCGGCGGCGGAACTGGAGATACTGCTACTGTTGGAGGCGCTGGTGGAACGACCACATTCACTGGAGCAACAAGCGCAACTGGGGGTTATGGTGGCGCTTCAGGTGATAGAGATACACCAAATACTGGTGCAAGTGGTCCTGCAAATAGTGGCAGCGGTGCAGATGGCGCACACGGTTTTGAAGGCAGTGGCAGCGTTTTAGATGCACATCACGGTGGCTTTGGCGCAATTATATCTAGTAACGTATCAACAACTCCAGGAAACACAATTTCTTATGGAATTGGCGCGGGGGGTACGGCGGGAACTGGAAGTGGCGGCGGGGGCGCCGCGGCGGGTGGCACTGGCGGTTCTGGTAAAATTGAAATTGAGTATTGGAAATAGGAGAAACAATGGAACGGAAATTTGCAGTAATTGAAGATAACAAAGTAACAAACATTGTTGTTGGCGTAGAAGATGAAGTTGTTGCTGCTAACCCTGGCAAGTATATTGAATATACAAATGGTTGGGATTACAACAACGGCATTGATGGTGGTTCTTTTTTCCCACTTTTGCCACCAGTAATTGAAGAACCAGAGACAATAGAATAACAAACCTAGGGGACAACAATGATACAAAAACAAGAGACAGTAGCCATCGGCTGGTGCGATAACGGCAACACCGATGGTAAGTTTACCGAAGGACTAATGACGGCAGTCATTGCTGGTCCTAACAATGGTATGCGCTTTACTACTTCTATCCGTGTTCAAGGTAATCAGATAGGCAGACAACGCCAGATACTCTTTGACTACTGGGCAGATAAACTAAAGACAGACTGGATACTATGGGTAGATTCAGACATAGTATTAAACCTAGAGGCTATGCAGAAACTCTGGCAGACAGCAGATAAGATTAACCGCCCTGTAGTTAGTGGTGTTTACTTCATATCTAAAGAGAATGAGGGCAGTCTAATGCGCCCATTTCCTGTCTTGTTTGATGATGTAGATGAGTTCCAAGTTCGCTATCACCACCCACTACCTGATAACCAAGTCATCAAGTGTGACTCGGCAGGCTTTGGTTTTGTCCTAATGCATAAGTCTATTGTGCCTAAGATGCGAGAAGCATTCCCAGAACAGTCTATGTTTATGGAACGCGGTGATGCTGATGACAGTAAGTTTATCGGCGAAGATATTATCTTCTTCCGCCGTATGAAGAAGGCAGGCATACCACTACACGCCCATACTGGGGCGTTAGTAAAGCATATGAAACGCTTTAGCGTTGACTATGACTACTATGCATTGTATTGGGCTAATGAACATTTGAAGAGCAAACTTAAAGAGCAACAAGGAGAATAAGTGGCTGGTCGTGATATTACAGAAGGTCGCTCTAGTAGAGCGATTGCTGTTGATGTAGGTGTAGTTGCTACTGATTCTATCTGGCAGAACACCGATGTAGCCTACGATGTTGCTATTGGTGGTATGCCATTCATCTATGCCATCAATGATGCTAACCCATACATTCGTCAAACTGCTCCTTATAGAAAAGAACAATTTGATAATCAAACCGAGCCTGGTGAGCAGTCGCTCACTGGTTGGTGGATTAGAAGTCAGTCATCCTTTCATAGCGGAACAGGAATTAATTTCTTTGACCCTGCTCTAGTAATTAATGAAAGCACATACCGCTTTGCCGACAGTCGTAACGTAGACGTCTGGACTAAGGGCGAGGTAACCCTGCTTAATGCTGTTGCTGAAGAGCATTATGTTACAGGTGCGGTATCTAGTAATTTAAAAACAAACCAAAGTCTACGCTCTATTAAGTGGAGTGGTACTGAAGGTGTCTTGCTAAAAGATGAATATGATGTTGACAAGATTGCTGAAAATGGAACTGTCACTCACTTTATTGATTATGTTTCTGGCACCGATGACAAAGTATTTGCTATCTGTGATGATGGAACTACTGCCTATTGGGTCACCAATGATACTGGCCCATCAGGCAAACTAGAGGTAAATAAGAAAGCCCTTACTGGTGATGCTTCTACTTCTGCAACAGTTTTATTTACAGCCAATGGTATTACTGTAACTAATGCGGTAATGGAGTTTGTCAAAGAGCGTATTGTTATGTGTGCTAATGACAAGGTATATGAGTTCTCCTCAGCAGCCTCAGCCTTACCTACTGCAGTTTATACACATCCATCTAGTAGCCACGTATTTACTAGCATAGCAGCATCAGGTCCTGCAATATATGTTGCTGGTTATAATGGTATTCAGTCATCTATATTAAAGTTTACCCTTAGTACTGCAGGTGTTATGCCTACGTTGACCACTGCAGTAGTAGCAGCAGAGATGCCTGTAGGGGAAATTATTCACAAAATTCATTACTACCTAGGCTATATGATTATCGGAACCAATAAAGGTATTCGAGTATCTGTAGTCTCTGATGTAGATGGGTCAATTAACTATGGACCTTTAGTTGTTCAAACTGACCAACCAGTATATGATTTTTGCTCACGTGACCATTATGTATGGGCAACTACTGGAGTTGCTGGATACTCAGGTTTAACTCGTATTGACTTAAGTCAGCAACTAGAACCTTTAGTTTTTGCTTACGCAAACGACATTTATTATGACTCTTCAATTGGGCACGAAACTACAGCCTGCGCTTTTGCTGGTGATACCGAAAGACTTGTTTTTGCATCACAGGCCAACAGCGTTGGTGGCACTATTACCAATAAAGAACTTACAAGTGATGTCGCTACTCTTACAACTGCAACAGCCCACGGGCTAAGCGTTGGAGATGAGGTATGGGTTCAAGGTGTTGACTCAACATTTAACTCTACAGATTTATATACAATAACTGCTGCCACTACAACTACATTTAGTTATACCAAAGCAGCCACAAACGTAGCCTCAACTGCAGTAACCTCAGCAACTGCTCTAGCAAATGTCCCTGGTTATGTTTATATTGAAAGTTCTAGTGAAAAAGCCACAAGTGGATATTTAACCACAGGCTATATCAGATACAACACACTAGAGCCTAAGAACTTTAAACGTTTGATAGGTCGAGGTGAGTTTGACTTTGGCTCTATGTCTTTACAGACAGTAGATAAAGATGGTTTGACATACGATGTAGTCAGTTATGATGCAGTAGTATCTCCAGTAGAAGTAACTACTAGCCAGCCAGCAGGGGCGCAGGAATACATAGCCTATAAGTTTATTCTATATAGAGACGGCACTGATAATACTAAGGGTCCTACCTTCAAGGGCTATCAGGCTAAGGCCACCATCGCTACACCGAGACAGCGAGTAATTAGATTTCCCGTCTATTGTTTTGACGTGGAGACAGACAAGTACAATGTTCTAGTCGGCTATGAAGGCCGAGCCTTAGACCGAATCAATGCCTTAGAAACCATTGAACAAGATGGCGACATTGTTACTTGGCAAGACTTAACTACTGGCGAGTCTCGTCAGGTTTCTATAGAACAAATACAATTCACTCGTATGACTCCACCAGATAGAGGGTTTACTGGCTATGGAGGAATGCTCACTATGACTGTAAGGACTGTGTAATGACACCTACTGAATGGGCTGGCCTAGCCGTAGCCGTATTTACTTTGATTGCTGGATTTGCTGGCGCTGTGCGCTGGTTAGTTAAGCATTACCTATATGAACTACGCCCTAATGGTGGCTCTAGTCTTAAGGATAAAGTCAATTCACTTGAAGAAAAAGTAGAACTATTAACTGATTTAGTAAGAGAAGCATTGAGGAGATGAGTGAAACCTGTAGCCAAAGTAGCGTCACCTGCTGCTATTGCTGTGCTTCGTCAAGCGACAGCGCTGTTTCCGAAGCGAAAGAAACTGTCAGACGGGTTGTTGCCTTCGTTAGCGCATCAGAAAACCAGCCCGAATTCGGACCACAATACTGGGCTAGCAGTAGATTTGACCCACGACCCTGAGAACGGTATTGATTGTGCTGTCATTTTTGAGAAACTTAAAGAAGATGAACGAGTGGATTACCTCATATACAATAAAAAAATTTGGTCAAGAGCCAGACGCAAAGAAGGCAATAGGAAATATACAGGTAGTAATCCTCACGTTAAGCATCTACATATTTCTATTAATGATACTCACCGCAGTGACACTAGTCCCTGGTTTTGGTGGATGAATCAACCAAAGATTGTGAATCAGATTGTGGCTGGTCTTCAGCCTCAACCTAAGAAGAAGGTAGCAAAAGGTACCACAATGGTACCAGTATGCACTTGCTGTAAGGTTCACAATACAAAACGAAAGGCAATCTAAATGGAAGCACTAAAGCAAGTATCGCTGACCTGGTTCCGTGCTGCAGCATCTGCTGCTATTGCACTCTACCTCGCGGGCGAGACCAACTTTAAGACCCTCGGAGCAGCAGCCCTAGCAGGGTTCCTCGGACCAGTTCTTAAGTGGCTTGACCCATCTGCAAAAGAGTTCGGCAGAGGCGCAGAGTAGCCCTTTAAACGCCCTATAAGGCGATTTAAGACCACAAGACCCCCAACCTAAGGTGATTACCTTGGGAAGGGGGTTCTTTTTCTTTTTATCGGCGTGTCGGTTTGGTAAAAACTTTGACAGTCAGTGTATAATTTATATATAATATAATATATATAGGGGCGGAGCCCCTTATAATATATATAATATATTATAATATATACAACTAAATATTCCTAGCCCAAGTGTTGAGTACTCTCCTGTCCTCCGCTTAGGGCTAGGATACCTAACGACAGGAGAAATAAATGATTCAATTACAGGGCTATGAACTGCCAGCCCACGTATCATACTCGGCATTCACTACCTACCTGACCTGTGGGTATCAGTATTATCTAGGTCGACTATTAAAACTACCTGAAGAACCAAGCATCTGGTCTGCTGGCGGTAGAGCATTCCACGCAGCAACTGAGGAATGGGACCTAGCAAATGACTAATGCGTTATGGGCTAAAGCCTGGAGTGATGAGACCAAAGACCTTGATTTTACTAAGGCTAGAGTTGCTGGACGAGCAACCATTGCTAACCCGAATAAGGAAGATGCTAACTGGTGGAATGAGAAGGGCCCACAGTGGGTCGATAACTACATATCTTGGCGTAAAAGCAATACGAATTGGAAGATTTGGAAAACCCCTCAAGGGGCTAAAGCAATCGAAATAGAACTCAATCCTGTCATCGCAGACGTGCCTGTGAAGATGGTGATTGACCGTGTCTTTGAGGTTGATGGCGAGTTAGTCATTGTTGACCTTAAGACATCAGCGCGTAGACCAACATCTGACCTACAACTTGGCTTTTATAAAGTTGGGCTAGAGATGATGCTTGGCGTAACCGTCAATCAAGGAAACTACTGGATGTCCAGAGACTCTGGGACAGGAGAGATGATTGACCTAAGTAGATATACCATCGACACTCTAGAATACTTGGTGTCTGGCTTTGATAAAGCCCGTAAGGCTGGTATATTTCTTCCTAACCTATCCAGTTGCAGTTACTGTGGACTCACGGAACACTGCACATTTACGAAAGAGAATAAATGAACAACGACGATTGGAAGATTCAAGTCTCCATCAAATCATCTGCATCTAAGGATGCCGATATGATTAACGTCCGCGCTAATACCGCTGACGAACTTAGCGTCTTACTAGAAGGCGTATCTAACTACTCAACTCAAATAGCAGCAACTGCTAAGATGGTTCAGGCAGCGTACACAACACTCCCTTTAGTGACGCCCGCTTCAACTCCCGTCACTCCGCCACCAGTATCCTCAATTCCAGACCAGGCAAAGCAAGCATCCCCTACCTGTATTCACGGACCTCGAGTGTTTCGAAGTGGCATAAGTAAAAAGAATGGACAACCATATGCATTCTGGTCTTGCCCTCAACCACAGGGTGCTGACCAATGCAAACCAGTTAACTAACTAATCTAACGAATTGAAACCACTTGCTGTTCGGGGAAGGTAGTGAGTGGTTTCAACTTAAGACAGGAGCAAGATGAAAACTTTAGCAAGGTCAGTAGGTAGAACTGACATAGGCGGTGAACCGTTGCCCGCTGTGTTCAAAGCATTTGAGAATAATAAAATTATATTTCGTAGAGCAGAAGTTTCTATGATGGCAGGAACTCCAGGTGTAGGTAAGTCAACACTTGCCTTAGGCTTAGCACTTAAGATGAAAGTTCCAAGTCTTTATATCTCAGCAGACACTAATGCTCATACTATGGCTATGCGCCTAGCATCAATGATTAGCGGTAAGAATCAGACTGATGTAGAGCATCTATTACAGACTGACTTAGGTTGGACTAAGGCTGTTCTAGCAAAGGGAAGTCATATCGTATGGTCCTTTGAATCTAGCCCTAGTCTGGTTGATATAGACGAAGAGGTTCAAGCCTTTGAAGAACTCTGGGGTTGCCCTCCTGTAGCGATATTTGTTGATAACCTTATGGATGTAGCCACCGATGGTGGCGAGGAGTTCGCATCAATGCGAGCGATAATGAAGGAGTTGAAGTATCTTGCTAGAGCGACTAATGCTGCGGTTATCGTATTACATCATACGTCAGAGGCTGTCGAAGGGAAACCGTGTCAGCCGAGGTCTGCTCTCCAAGGAAAGGTTGCTCAACTCCCAGCGCTTATCTGTACTCTCGGAGTTGTCGGAACTGCAATGGCTGTTGCGCCAGTCAAGAACAGGTATGGTAGAGCGGATGCTAACGCGAACCTCAATGCGTGGTTAGCCTTTAACCCTGAATATATGTATATTGAAGACATACCAGAGAACGCATAGGACTAGAAATGATTAAAAAAGAATTACACAATGGCAGGGAAGATGGAAGAGTAATCAACCTTCCAGATTATTTACCCACTGAAGTTCATATACCTTATGTAAATTTTGATGTTGTTGAGGCTATAGAAAACAGCGATGACCCAACTCAACCTTTGATGTTTCATCAGACTATGTACAAACTTGATACTATTGACTTGAAATATAAATACGCAGGAGAAGTGAAATGAGTATTCTCACTGATGCCTTGATAGATGCTAAAGCAGACCTGTGTTGGAATCACCAACAACAACAGTTAAAAAAAGAAATTAAGACTGATTGCATCTGCGCTCAGTTAGCAGATATGATTTATCTAACCAGAAAAGAGATAGCAAAAATGATTGAGGCTATTCATATTGCAGATATTGATAATGTAAAACCATTACACCTTGCTCAAGGAGTACAAAGTATGGCAGCATCTATTGCTAGGGGAAAAAATAATGGATGACGATTACTTAGAGATTCACGCCAAAGAAATGGCTCAGGCTGAATACTTAAGACATAATGCCAAGTGCATACAAAAGATTAATGATGCCAAACCGCAAGTCAAAGATGAATACACACAAGGTGTCCAAGATGGACTAGACTGGGCAATACGCATACTAGAAAAGGATAAAAGTGCTTACTAAATCATCAATTAATAAAAGAATAACTAAACGTTTATGGTTTACTGCAGGGTTTTCTTTTAATAGAATTGCTCTGGGTATTTCTTTACATCGTAATTACATTGATATAGATTTAATTTTTGTTTACATTGGATTCGAATTTTATTATGGCTAATCCCAATGGACGCAAGGGCGCCCAGTTTGAGACCGATGTAATGAAATGGTTCAGGGCTATGGGTGCTGTATGCGAACGTCTTACCAAGACTGGAGCCAAAGATGAAGGCGACCTTGTCGCTATTGTTGCTGGCAAGACATACATCTTAGAACTTAAGAATAGAAAGAAGTTAGACCTACCTGCCTTCTGGGACGAGGCTCAGGTAGAAACAAAAAACTATACAAAGGCTCGCGGTCTTAAGACAGAACCACCTGCCTTTGTTATAGTTAAACGTCGCAACGCAGGCATAGAAAAGGCTTGGGTCATACAGGATTTGGAACAATGGTTAGACGAGAGGAAGTAAATGACTTACCTAGTATCGCGGAAGTACTCCGTCACTATGGAGCAAATCTTCGAGCAACCAACGGGCAAGTTAATCTCCGTTGTCCTTTCCACTCGGACACTCACCAAAGCGGTACAGCCAACCTCAATAAAAATATCTTCATCTGTTTTGCCTGCGGAGTGCAGGGAAACAGTTTACAAATCATAGCCAGACAGGAGAATGTGAATATCAATGAAGCAAAGCGGATTGCAGAAGGAATTGTTGGGACGAGCAACGGACAAGTACACAGCAAGCATTTATCAGGCGGAAGATTACCTCAAAAGCAGAGGTATATCAATGGAGACAGCACGGCTGGCTCGATTAGGCGTAGTCGCAGAGGCTGAAGTAGGCCACGAGGCATATCAAGGAAGGTTAAGTATCCCCTATGTTACTAAAACTGGTGTTGTGGATTTACGGTTTCGTTCGCTCAATCCTGCAGTGGAGCCTAAGTATATGGGACTCACTGGCGCTGATACTAAAATGTATAATGTTCTTGATATTGAGCGGGCTGGTGATTTTATTGGTGTTTGTGAAGGTGAGTTGGATACTATTACTATGTCTTCCTGTGTCGGTATTCCTTGTATTGGTGTTCCAGGGGCTAATAGTTGGAAGAAACATTACACGAGACTCCTCGCCGATTTCGAAAGAGTCTTTGTCTTTGCGGACGGAGACCAGCCAGGCAAGGAGTTTGCCAACTCACTTGCAAGAGAACTCCCTGTTACTGTCGTCCAATTCCCCGACGGAGAAGATGTTAACTCATTCTATATTGCAAATGGGGCGGAAGCAATTAGACAGAAGATTCAATGATGTATGAGGAAGACCTGTATTGTGATAAATGTGGGGAGCATTTTGATAATATCTTTGAAATGATAGACCATAACCTTGAGGATGAGGACGAGTTCAACCCAGCCCTTATCTTGCCCAATGGGGTAAGGCTTTTAGTGGGAAGCCTACTGAGATTTCTCTTTGAAAACGCGGACGAACCGAAGCAAATCAGACAAATAACCCAGTCAACTTATGTTACACTTTATGCTGCTGAGACTGGTAGTGATGTCTTGGATGACCTTATTGAGGAAGTGGTGGTTGGCTCTGAAATGTTAAGGTTTGATTCAAGTCTTAAGAAACTACTAGAAGAAAGCAAGCCCAATGAAACTGACGAAAGCGGAGAGTGAAGAAGTATGGCAGATTACAGAGCACCTAACAAGGATGGGCTATCAGATTACGCAAACAAAATCAGAGAAGGGAATTCTAACTTTAACAATAGTAATCCCCCTGCTTTCGTCCAAAATGTAGAAGAGACTTTCAGTGAACTCAAGATTTTATTATTACAAAAACACTTTGATTACGGTCCAAAGAACATCAGTGAATCTCCAGGTGGTCCTATCAATGGACTGCGAGTTCGTATGTGGGACAAACTTGCCCGCATTAACAACCTCGTCGATAAAGGAATCTACAACCCACAATATGAGTCGCTTGAAGACTCCTTCAAAGACTTGGCTAACTATGCCATCATCGGTCTTTTAGTCTTAAGACAGCAGTGGGATAGTGAGAAGTGATAGTTAACTTAACAAAGGATGAAGTTCGCGTATGTACTTTATTGGCTGTCGAGCGTTGGCTTACCAAGTTTGGTTCAGTTGATAGACCTAACTACGCTGAAGGTAAGAAGGCTGGAAGATTAGAGCCTGAGATTAACGCGAACATTAGAGCCAATGTGGCTGAGTGGGCAGTGGCTAGGGCATACAACCTTCAATGGTCTGTGCCTTGGTATCCTAATGAACTACATCCACAACGCAAAGATATCCCTGATGTCGGGTCTAACTTAGAGATACGGACTGTGCGCACACAAAATTCAATCCCTTTCTGGAAGAAAGATTCTGGTAAAACTATTATAGGAGTCAAGGTTCTTGATGAAGAATACTATTCACAAGTACAAATTTATGGCTCGTTTGTTGCTGATAACTATATGACGGATGAATATTACAGAGAAGATATCTCTGGCTGGCGTTTTCCAGTCGAACAGATGGGACAACAGTGAAAGAACCTGAACTATTCGAATGGCTTAAGAATAATATTTACCCTGATTTACTACGCTCCGAGTCTGAGTTTGATGGTTTTGACTGCCAGTCAGATGAGAATAAATTATTTATAGAACTTAAGTCACGAAATACTCATTACGATGAATTGCTTATTGAGAAATACAAATATGATTTTCTTATTACCGAGGCAGGTAAGTTATCTTACACGCCTTGTTATGTGAACTACACCCCGCAAGGGGTATATTTTTTTGACCTTGATTCCATACTTAAGAATGAACTTGATATGAAATGGCAAGATAAATGGTTGCCCATAACTACCGAGTTTCAAAATACCAATAGCCGAATAAAAAAAATTGGGTTATTAGATATCAAATGGGGAACTAAACTACTATGAACTGGGAACGCATTGAACCTTGGCAGTATATAGTTGATGCTGTCGCACTAGAATACTCTCGTAAGTTTGAGATGGTGGAAGTTGATGACTTAAGACAGATTCTTTATCAGTGGTTTGCTGAACACCCTAGGAAGTTAGATGAATGGGAGGCTAAGGGAGATAAGGATGCTAAGAATTTAATCTATCGTAGCCTAAGAAATCAGGCTTTAGATTACTGCCAGAGATGGAAGGCTAAGTCTGTTGGCTATGATATCTCTGACCTTTATTACTACGCCCCTGAAGTAGTAGAGGCTTTGCTTTCTCCTGTCTTAAGAGGTGAGTTTAACTCAACACATAAATTAAATCTTGGAAGAACTGGTCGTCCTACTGCCCCTGCTGAAGGCGGTAATTTAATGGCGATGATGATAGAAGTTGATTATGTTTATTGGAAGTTAGGCAAAGAGGATAGAAAGATTTTGTTTATGCGCCACGCTGAGAGTTTAGATTTCAGAGAAATCGCTAACCTCTTAAGTTTGGGCTCAGAAGATGCCGCTCGTATGCGGCACAAGCGGGCTGTTAATAGACTCATCAGAAAAATTGGTGGCTTCAAACCCTTTCCTGATTATGACTTGCCAGAAAAGGAAGAGGAAGAATCTGAGGTTGTATCTGAGGTAAATCCTACCCCTGAAGATTAGTTTTGGTTATCTGTTTTATAGAATCCACTGCCCTTGAATTGAACTGCTGGGGCAGACCAGACTCGTTTCATAGTGCGATAGCACACGATACATTCGGGTCCAACCTCAAAATGAATCTGCGTTTCTTGGTATGATTTACATTCCTCACATCTGTATTCGTATGTTGGCATAGTCCTAGTCTATCTCGGTTGGGGCGGTAGCGATAGCACCGCACTCTTTACATTCTTGTCTTAAGTCATACCAGCCTACATCTCTGGTCTCTTCGTCCCACATAACTGTAATATTCCACATCTTACTGCCACATATACAGACTAATATCGGGTCGCCTCGTAAGTCTAACATCAGTAATTCTTGTGTCTTAAGTGATGTTTCATTGCTTCACACGGGGTTTTGTATCTGTGTTGGATATATTTGTATGCGTGGAGGATTTGAATTGCGGGCTCTTTGCTAGTTTCCTTAAGTCTTTGAGCAATACCAAATGCCGAGGAACCTTGTTTGTTCTTCGCCAAATGGTCATAGCGAGCCTCCTTAGTAAAGATATAATCAAGACATCTCCATTCCATATTACGCCACCCATAACCTGCCCAAGCGTAGCGTTTTGCTAGGGCTTTATTTGCCCTCTTCTCTTCCATTGTTGCTTGATTTCTTTCTTCGATTATCGGCGCTCTGTCTTTGATTAAGGGTTGGAGTAGGGGTGGCGCACTCGCTATGAGTATCACGCCAGCCACCACACCCACCGCAAGGGGGCTCGTTTTCATTACGCAATTCTACCAACTTTCTTTCTAACTCGCATAGTCATATGCCTTTCGCTCTGAATTAACTTTAAGTTCATAGTTTTTTTAGCCATAGTCCTACGCTCAAATGCTGTAAGCCCGCCCCATATGGAGCCAAGATGTAGGTTCTCATCTTCTAGTCCTTGCTTAAGACATAACTCTCGCACAGGGCATTGATTACAAATCGATATGGCTTCAGCCATTCTTAAGGTTTGAAGTTTCTTTTCGTCTTCTATCTTATAGAAATAATACCACCATAATTCGGGGTCAGGGTGGCTACCGCAAGAGGCTTGCTCGTGCCAGTTCGGGGGAACTGAATAGGAACCTTGTAGCATTACGACACCACCCTTAAATCGCGCCTTAGTTCTATGATAGAGACCGCTTTACCATAGTCGATGTCTTGAGTATGAAGAACCGAGAACTCTTGATTTTCATAGAGCCACTCGTCTTGCTCTTCAAGACTTAAGACATTAAAGTTCTCAGGAAGTTCGCCCTTTGTAGTCACATCTATAATGCGAACTCCCTTTAACTCGTAAGTCACTCTATGAGTTTTCATTCTCGAGTTCCTTCTCTGCTAAATCTGCGAGGTAGGAATCTACTGCTTCCTCTGCCCTTGTTTCTTTGTAAAGTTGTATCTCTGCGTCAATGAAGATATCTTGAATGCGGTCCTTGAATAGGGCTAGTAAGTCTTCCTCGTCCCATATTTCTACAGCCTTACGCCATAGGTCCGCCTTCATTTCTTTATATTCTGAACCAAGAACGAATCCCATTACATCTTGCTCAGGGTCATAATTGTTATTGATATGTGCGATTAAGTTCTTTGCTTTCATTTCCTTGCTCCTGTCTTAAGTCGTTTGATTAGGTCATTGATTACTATTGAACCCCACCAAAATCCCACCGCTATAGCGAATAGGATTAAAGTATAAAGAGTCATTTGTAATAGTGCGAAGATACCGCCTAAGTGTAAGCCTGTCAAGATTTCTTTAAGCGTTTCCATTTATTCTTCCTCTCCATCTTCTCCACCGTGTTGCTCACAGTGAAAGAATGTTTCACTTGTAGAGTTATCGCACTCATCAGCGTGGCAAATTAATTTACGCATTATTTTTTCTCCTCTGTTGTGTGGAATAGGCAGGTCTTTGCCCACTTGCTCCCGTTGATGTGCTTTCTCATATTGTGGCAACCCTCTATCACGCACTCCCTTGTTCTAACTGTGCCGTCCATTACTTTCCTCCTTTAGTTGTGATGAGATTAAAGTAGTGCCATTTACATAGTTAAATAAAGCGGGGTCTATCTCGCTTTCTACCTCTGTTATTACTATCCACTTACGCATTACTTTCCTCCTGTAGGTTTAGTCCTTCGCTAATATCCACCGCTAGTGCGTGAATATCTACGCAGTAAGGTGCGTTTTGCCTCATCATCTTGTCGGCAATATCGCGTAGTTCTTTCACCTTATCTGCCACGCTTTCTGGTCTAGTTCTAAGATGGCTAGACATTTGCTTCCTCCTTGTTGTATGCCTTGTTGTGGGTGGCCTCATCTAATTCACTAGCGAATTCGTATTCACTTTCGTATTCATTTCCGTATTTATTGCGTAGGCTCTCAGGCAATTTATCAAAACCCTTTATCTCATACCCTTCGCCTCTTGCCCAAGATAAGTTGATTAGATAACTTTTGCCTTGATAGGTAATTGCTATCGTTCTTTCCCACTCGGTGTCGTTATGGTCTATTAGATTTACTTTCATTTTATTTCTCCTGTCTTAAGATATAATTGTGCGCACACTCTGTTAAGGGTGCTAGGCAGTCGCCACACATAACGGGCGAGTAAGTAATCGCTCCGCCTGTTGCTCCGTTGCCGAGGTTTCTATTGTTAAGCGTGACGGTGTAATAATTGTAGTCTTTCATTTTCATATCTCCTGTCTTAAGCCATAACTTTAACTGGTAAACTTGTCCACTTTCCACCTTCGTAAAGGTGTAAGTATTCTGCCCATTGGTCGCGGGCGTAGTCTTCCCACTCCTCGAATGTTTGGAATGTTCGCGCCTCTGTCCCTGTCTCTCCGCGCTTTGCGTATGAGTCTATATTCTCGGGTTCGGTATCGTTAACTCCCGAGATGTCTCCGAGATTTAAAAGGGTTTCAACCTTTGCGGGGTCGCTATAATGCTCCGTTAATGCTGCGCCCACGCCCTCTGGGTATCCGTCCCAATGGCAATAAATTGCCTTTATAGTTCCGTCTTGTTGCCTTGCTCCGATGTTGCTTCGTGTTGCCATTTTGTTTATCTCCTGTCTTAAGTAGTAAAGCGAGACTCTCCCGCCTTACTCGTGCCCCGTTATTGTCTCGCTCAATTCGCCCTCTGTAAAGGGTGCGGGGCTGTGAGTTGCCTCACATAGTTTTTAGATGTAGTAGTTATCACTTAGCCATTCTTTTAGAAAGAACCCGCCAACTAGTAAGGCTCCAACGATTACCGCGAAAGGCGCGACGAGTGCGAGGCTTGCCCATAGTTCGAGGGCCTCGTTTCCTGTCTGCTGTGCTGTGTCTGCTACTTCTTGCCATTTGTTAAGGTATTTTATCATTTCATTTCTCCTGTCTTAAGTCGTTATCTCTTGAGGTTGTCTAGTGTTTGTCTTGCGATGATGTCGAAAGGTAAAGAGCCCTGACCCTTTAACATTTGACCGATGAACAGCCCTGCGGTTTCGCTAATTTTATCGGTCACGAGGTCCATCACTTGCTCCGCTAGTGTTTCCCATTCATCGCTCAACTTGTTTGATAAATCTGCGACACCTTCGGCCTCTTGCGCGTCTTGCATCAACTCGGCCTGTGTTTCTTCGATATTTTCGGCCACCATCAGCCACTCGGTGGCGAATTGCTCGGCTAAAATAAAGCGCTTTGCCATATCGCTAACCGTTTCTGTCTGTGTTTCTGTAGTCATTTTTTTTTCTCCTGTCTTAAGTAATAAGGGAACTCTTCCCCTATCGTGCCCCCGCTAGGTCTTGAACCTGCGCCCTCTGTAGGTGCGGGGGCTGTCGTTCTATGCGCTCGCCTTCTCTTGTGCTTTCTGATACTTCTCGATTAGTGCTTGAACTTTTGGCTGAAATAGCGCGTCATCTCGTCGCCAAATTTCTCGGCGTTTTTCGTCTTGCGCTTTCCATTCTTCGGTCTCATAAACGCGGGCTCTGATTGAATCAACCTTGAGGTTTGCCTCATCTCTTACTGCTCGGGCTTCTTTGTTCAGGGCTTGAATCAGGGCTTCAATTTCTCCCGCTCTTGTCTCTGCTTTTTGGCGGATTGCGTGAATCTCCTCTGAGTTTGCCACTATGTGAGCCCGCTCGATTTGGTCTAAGTTTCTCCGAGCGTCCCAATGTTCATCGGATAATTTTTTCTGCTCCATTTCTGAGAGTTTATCTAAAAAGGCGCGGTATCTTGCGGGGCTTAGGTTTTCTTTTGCCCATTGTCTCGGGTTGTTCATTGTAGTTCTGTTCTCCTGTCTTAAGTCTGAAAAGTTCTGAGGCTCATCAGTCGGGGCACTTACCCCGAGACCATCGCCCCGATTTCTCGGGGCTAGGTTTCGCCTTGCTACGCTTTGAACTCTTTCCCGCAATTTTGGCACATCGGGCGGGATTTTTCAAGGACCGAGGCCGAGAGGCGGATAACGCTATCGCAACCGCACCGCGCACTTTTTAGGTTTTTATTGCGCCCTGCGCCTTTCTTAACTTGCTCCGAGTCTGCCCTTAGCGATAGCGCCTCCTCGATTAGGGCTAAGGCCTCGGCCCATCTAGTGGCGCACTCATCGCTCACCTCGGTGTTGCTCCAGCCGATACCCTTGGCCTGTGTAATCGTGAGCCCTAGGCTCTCGGCTGTAGCCTTGAATTTCTGGTTATGATACCCGTCCCCGCTCACGCCCTTAATTCCCGCTTGGAGGTCTAGGGAATGGGCCACCTCGTGGAGGAGGGTGCCGAGAATGGCGCGGGCGCCTCTCTCGAAATAGTTTGCGCTTATCATTATCTCGTGGAAATTATCTTCGCCCGCTTTCCAAATCTTCGCGTGCGTAAAGTGGCCCATTGTCCGCCCTGTCTTACGGGTGACTAGAATCGTGGCGCGGGGGGCGCCTGTCTTCTCTCTGATAATCTCGTGAGCATTTTCGAGAGCGCTAGCGATGTTCGATAGTCTCTCGGTCTTCTCTAGTGTTGCTGTGTTCATTTCTTCTTCTCCCGTCTCGGTTAGGTATTTCCTGCCGATAAGTGGAACTTTACGCCTTAAGCCTTAACCTGTCAAGGGTCTTTCTAGTGATGTCGGTCACATTATTACTCGAACAGATGTTCGAATGATTCCCCTTATTCTTCCCCTGAATAGAACCCTAACTCTCAACTATAGGTCTAGGGTTATGGATTATTTCTGGATTATTCCCCCCCGCCATAACCTGCGGGGAGATAGTCATCCTCTCCATACGCTCTCATTACTTGCTATTTATTATTGTTATTAGCCTAGAATCTAGATTTAAATAACTATCAATGAAGACTTAAGACCTAAAAGAAACTAGCCTCCTCCTCGGGGGAAGTAAGTCTGCCAGAGAGAGGCACCGCTCAAGGCGGTTTGACCCCACACTAGTTAAAATCGGTCGTATATGTGTATATAGACTCACCCAAAATATTTCTGTTATATTCGCCCTATATACCTCTGAACAGCACTTATATCGCCCAAAGGGCGAATATTAATATATTTTAAAAATACTTCATATAAATCTGTTCGGTTTTACGATTTGAACAGGTTTTCTTATATGTATAGATATTTATATATCTATACGGAGCGTCGCTCCGCCTCTTGCGGGCTACGCGACTATATATAATATATATATATTATATAATATAGACCTAGGTGCCCATATTCTGACCGTTTATAGAGGGGCGTTTATAGTAGTTTTTAATGGGGGTACTTAGTGGGTCGAAAGTCGGGTAAGACGGACATCCCA